ACACAAAACAGCGAACTGCGCCGGGTTGGAGTGTGGAACTGGACAATCCCAGCCCATGTCGTCGATCTAGGCGACGGAACACGCTTCAACTGCTGCCCAAACGCCCTCGGATGCGGTCGAGTGTGCTACGCCAAGTTTGGAACGTACCTGTTCAGCAATGTTCGCAAACGCCACCTCGAGAATCTGCTGATGATCTTGGACAAACCCAAGGAATGGCAGATCGACATGGCCGGAGAACTGGCACACAAACGGATGCGTCCGACCGGCACACCGCTCAACATCGACCACGACCCGCAAGACCAATGGTTGCACCGCTGGATCACCAACGGCGGGAAAGCAGTACGAATCCACGACGCTGGAGACTTCTTCAACGCCGACTACCTGCAACTATGGATCGACCTGGCAGAAGAATACGAAGACATCCTGTTCTACGCCTACACGAAAGAAGTCGCAATGCTGAAACAGGCAGTCCTGCCGACCAACTTTCGTGTCATCTTCTCGTACGGTGGCAAACAGGACGACATGATCGACCGCCACACCGACCGTCACGCTGACGTGTTCCCAACCCTTGAAGCGTTGGAAAACGCCGGATACTACGACCAAAGCGACAACGACCTGCTCGCCATCTGCGCCCCGACAAACAAGATCGGAATCGTCGCCAACAACCTTCCGGTCGCAAACAAACGGTTCGCTGGACGAACAATGAGCGATCTATGAAGTTCTATGTCGGAACAGACCATCCATCGTGGCTTTGGAAAGACCCAATCCGGTACCCGTTGTTCGTTTCACACCGAGCCTTGGGGCGGTACAAGAGTTACAAGCGATCATTCCTGCCGTGGGCGTTGGATTCCGGTGGTTTTACGGAGTTGAACCTGTTTGGGGAGTGGGTGACCTCTGCGGAAACCTACGCCAGCAACATTCGACGATTCCAAAGTGAAATCGGCAACTTGGACTGGGCCGCACCTCAAGATTGGATGTGCGAACCACAAGTGTTGGCCAAAACAGGGAAAACCGTCTTGCAACACCAGCGTTTGACAATCGACAACTTTGTTCATCTTCGGACTATCGCCGCAGACCTTCCAATCATCCCTGCCCTGCAAGGGTGGGACCCTGACGACTATCTACGGCACCGTGACCTGTATGCCATTGCTGGCATTGACCTGACCAAAGAAAGAACCGTTGGAATGGGAACATTCTGCCGAAGAGCATCGTTGCGTCCAGTCCAGCGAATAGTGCGGGAACTGTTTGACGACGGACTGAAAATGCACGGTTTCGGAGTAAAGTCGGATGGTCTTCCAGCAATCGGAGGCTTTCTCGCATCTGCCGACAGCATGGCGTGGTCGTTTTCTGCACGTCGGGCTGGTCGAAACTTGTGTGGGCAACCCCACCCTTCACCACGGTGTCATCATTGCCGAACATGGGCAACCACATGGGCAGACCGCACAACATCTCGAATCGGTTCTAGGCCGACCCAAATGGAACTGGACTTGTATGAACCTGCTGTCTGACAGCGAGTTTCTCCAGCTCACACCCGCCGAACAAGACGAATACCTGCGCCTGCTCGAAACCGACCTCCACGCATGGAGGTTGACCGGCAACAAACGCCAAGAGCGCGCCCACATCCTCGTCGGCAAGACCGACTGGTTGCTGTACGGCGGTGCCGCCGGTGGAGGAAAGAGCGAACTACTCGCCTACCACGCCCACGAACTCTCCATGAAATACCCCGGCCACCGTTCCCTGCTGATCCGAACCGCACTACCGGAACTACGACGCTCCCTCATCATCCGATCCCAAGTCCGATACGCCCAACTGAACGTATCCGCTCAGTTGCGCTCCATCGACAACGTGAAAGCCTGGTGGTACGACAACGGGTCGGTCATCGAATACGGATACTGCTCCCGAGACGAAGATGTCGGCCAGTTCATGTCAGCCGAATACGACTTCATCGGCTTCGACGAAGCCACCCAGTTCACCCCCTATCAGATGCTGATGATCTCCGGTCGTCTCCGCACCAGCCGGAAAATGACCAAACTAGGAGTCCGAACGCACGTCCTGTTCGCCACCAACCCCGGCGACCGGGGCCACACCTTCCTGTACCGGATGATGGTCCAAGCCACCAACGGAGGCAGATACGCGGTCGTCTATGACGTATCGGACGGATTCGATGACCCTGACATCGTCCACCGGGTCGAGCTGCCGGACGACAACGAACGTCTCGCCAAACTGGACATCCCCCACGACCCGAACAAACACCTTGTCATCGCGTTCGTCCCCTCCACAGTCGACGACAACCCGCACATTGACCCTTCGTACCGGAAGCACCTTTCGATGCTACCCGAGACGGAAAGAAAGCAGAAACTGCTCGGCGACTGGGACACCTTTACCGGCCAATACTTCACCGAATACCGGCGTGACCTCCACGTCGTCCAACCGTTCGAGATACCACCCGAATGGCCGAGATACCGCGGGATCGACTTCGGAACAGCGAACCCGTACGCCTGCCTATGGGGCGCATGGAACCCAGCCGACGGCACCTGCTACGTGTACCGGGAGTCGTATCAAAAGAACCTGACCGCCGCCCAGCAAGCCATGCTGATCCGTGAACTTTCCAAACATCCGAACGGCAAAGCCGAATCCATCACCTCGAGCGTCATCGACCCGTCCACCTTCTCCAACGTGTCCGGCCTCGGCCAAACCGTCGCCTCGGTCTACAACAGCCTGAACGTGCCAGTCACCCGAGCCAAAAACGCCCGTGTGGCCGGATGGCAGAACGTGCGCCGATACCTACAGCCCGACCCCGAATCCGGCGAACCGAAACTCAAAGTCTTCAACCATTGCGAAAACCTGCTCCGCACCCTGCCCGCAATGCGTCACGACAACATCAACCCCGAAGACATCGACACCGACGACGAAGACCACGCCGTGGACGCGCTCCGCTATCTGTTAGCCTGCCGCCCATACAATGAGATCAGCCGACGCCGGAAGGACTACCAACCCGGCGCAGAAGGAAGGGTGCAGAAGTTGATCGACAAACTTGATCGTTCTGCCAAGAAAAGGAAATGGTGATGTCACGCATCGTTGACAACTACACGTACCTGCCAGGTTGTTGCTGGTTCTGCCGAGGGGTCGCCAAACCGATCATCGACACCGAACACGACCTCGACGGCCACAACAGCCCCGAGGATGCCAACCCGTCGGCAGTCACCCGGCTCTACATCTGCGCCGACTGCGCCATCGACCTCGCCCAGCAGGTCATGGGGTCACGTGGCCTCGAGATGAACCGCATCGGCGAACTCGGCTTGTCCCAAGCGGTCAACAAAGAACTCGGAGAGCGTGTCGACGAACTCCAAACCAAACTGGAATCCATTGCCGGAGCAATCGCTGGTGTATCATCGGCGACTGCGGAAGCGGCAGGTTCCGCACCAGTTCTCGCCGGGGACACCCCCCAGTCGCCCCCCTCGACTGTGGACGGTTCCCCCCTTCGCCGTACGGGTCGTCCCCGGCGAGAACCCCCCGCGCCGAAGCCTCACACGAACACCGACTTCTTGGATGACCTGTGATCCCCGCTATCGTCGCCATCCTCGTTCTCGCAGCGATCTGCGCTGTGCTACTGGTAGAGAACCGTCGGTTGACTAACCTTGTCGTCGCCAAGAATCCCGAAGCGATGATCGTTGCAGAAAGGCTCGGCAAGAAGAAAAAGACCGACGACAAGCCACGGAGAACGTGGGAGACACCAAGTGAGGCTGTAGGACCGTGAAACCGTGGGAACCGCCGAAGCCTGAAGATGTCGTCCACCTGTGGAACAAAGCCGACACGTATCTGCTCAAAGAACGCCGTGACTATTGGCTGAACGCCTCGTACTACGCCGGTCTGCAATGGATTTGGTGGGACATTTCCCGCAACATGGTGTCCGAGCTGGACTACACCAACGACAACGAGCAATACACCCGCATCACCGTTGACAAGTTCGGACCCCGTGTCACCAACCTCATCTCACGCCTGACCCGCTCCCCGCTGGTGTGGGAAGTCGAGCCGTCCGGCGTCGACGATGCCAGCCTGCGCCGTCAACGCCTCCAAGAGCAGTTGCTTCTGTCCGAAGCGTACGAGAACAACTGGAGCGACATTCGGGAAGAATCCCTGCTCCAAACCCTGTTCGGTGGGGCCGCCGCGGTGTCCGTCGACTGGGACCCGAACCTCGGGCCGGTCGCCGCAGTCGACCCCGTGACCGGCATCTCCATCCCGACCGGCGGTGTCAAACTGACCCCGCTCGGCATCTCCGAGTTCTGTCTCGAGCCGGGATCGGTCAACGTGGAAGAAGCCCGCTACTGGATTCGGTGCGTCGCCCTACCCCCCGAGCAGGTCAAAGAGCAGTACCGGCTGGACTGGCTTCCCGCCCCCGACGCAGAAGCAGCGTTGTCGTCCCGCCACCGCACCCTGCTGTCCCGACGCCCGCAAGGCCAACCGCCGCGCCTGACGCTCGTCTACTGCTACTACGAACGCCCCACCGACAACACGCCCGGCTGTGTCGTCCATGTCGTCAACGGCAAGAAGGTCTACGACTACAACGAAGGCGAAGGTGGGTGGCCGTTCCCGTTCACACACCTCAACCTGGCGGTCGCTGTCCAGCGACGCATTCCGCGCACATGGGTCGGCCACACGCTCCTGACCCCGGCCCGCGACATCCAGTACGCCTACAACCGGGCGCGTTCCACGATCTTGGAACACATGAGGAAAGCAGCAAACGCCCGCCTCATGGTGCCGATGGGGTCAATCGAAGATTCCGACACCGTCACCACCGACCCGGCAGACATCCTCGAATACAACGCCGAACTCGGCGAACCGCATTGGCAGACCGCGCCCGACGTGCCGAGATGGATCAGCAACGAAGCCGCCCAGTTGGAAATGGAGATGGACGACATCTTCTTCACCCACTCGGTGACCCGCGGTCAGGCTCCCGGCGACCGGAACTCCGGCCTCGCCTTGTCGGTGCTGGCCGAAAAGGACGACACCCCGCTCGGGCCGATGGCACGCAACCAGTCCGAACTGTGGGCCAAGATCGGGCGCATGACGCTCAAGCTCTACAAAGCGTACGCCGATGCGTCCGGCATGGTGCGGAAACAGACCCTCACCACCCCGCTTGGGCAGACGTTGCAGTTC